CAGCAGGCCAAGGCTGAGGCGTTCGATGGCTGGATTCAGTATTGGGACGAAATCCGCTGGCTTAACCCCGACAAAGACAACCACCTAATCACCAATGGCTGAGATCAAGGGCGCACTACTGCAATGGGCCGACACCCCTGAGGGTTCCTACGGCGAAGGCGTCAGCCGGCCAAAAGCTGGCAGCCGTACCAAGGAATATCGGCTGATCGTCTACCCAAAAGGCGCCAAGCCGCTCACATGGATCACCCGCGCGGAAAACAAAGCCGCGGCCATCAAATATGCCCAGAACCGCTGGCCATCTTGCGAGGTAGAGGTGGCATGACCGATCCCGTCCGTGCCAGGCTCTATGAGCTTCTGGATCGCAGCAACACGTTCAGGGCTGGCCAGCAATGCGAACGCGACCGCCTGCGCCTGCTGATTGACGTCCGCGTGGAACAGCTACGCGGCACGCATGGCATCCGCAACCGCGAGCAGCTCTGCGCCGAACTTCACCGTCTCAAAAATCTGATCGAGCCATGACCGAGCAACAGCTGGACCAACAACGCGCCGACTTTATGGAGTCGCTCTACCGCCGCAGCGGCCGCGATGAGCTGCCCGTTGGCGATGCACGCCGCAAGACTTACACCGGCCTGTGGGATGAGTTCTGCGCCGATGTTGCGGCCAATTTTCGCGACACGGACTACGCCGAGCTCCACGCCAAGGTCTGCATGGCCATGGATGAGTGCCAATCGGTGTTCACCCACAAGCAGGCCCAGCAGGCGATCCAGGTTTGCCGCGCTGAGTTGCTGGGCAAATGGGCGTAATGCCTGAGGGCCGCAAATTCAAACGCGGCGAGCACAACCTGAACGCATTGCTTACGCCGGAGCTAGTGCGCAAAATGCGCCGGCTCCGTGATGAGGGTTGGAGTTATCGACAGTTGGCCTTTGAATTTGATGTCGATGAGAAACACGCTTGGCGAATCTGCCGACGTATCGCATGGGGATGGCTTGATGCCTGACAACGTGAACCACCCGCCGCATTACAACCGCGGGCCGGTGGAAGTGATCGAAACGATCGAAAGCGCCATTCAGGACGCGCCAGACATGCCGACCGCTTATTGCCACGGGAACGCGATCAAATACCTGCTCAGGTTGTGGCTTAAAGGCGACCCTTTAGAAAACGCCCAGAAATGCCGCTGGTATTTAGATCGGCTCATCGCCAAACTGGGCGCATGATGTATCTGCCTGGGCTGAACCTGCTAGAGCGCCTGGCGCTGCGGATTCTGGTCAAGAGTCCCAGAACCAGCTTGGTAGTGGTCAAAGAGCTGGGGTGGCCAAGCGTGTTTGTGGCGGCCAACAGCGACGATCCGATGCTGGCTGAGCCTGAACCGCCATCAATGCAGCTTGAGCGGATCTACCACCAGCCATCAGCGGGCGAATCGGAATGATTCGGCTGCACGCTGGCCGCCTGCTGTTGCTCTGTGATCGAGCAGATAAGACGTGGCACGCGCGCGTGATTCTTGGGCCAAAGCCTGAGCACCAGCTAGAGGCAGATACCGGCGCGCTCACGTTGTCTAAGGCGCTGCCAAAAGCCCAAGAGATCTACAAAGCAGCAGTGCGCAAGATTCGCCCATTTGGCGGGCCGCGTATGTGCTGGGATTGCCTGCAATGGGACACTCAACGGCATTGCTGCGCGCTGGCCTTGCCAGAATCAAAGCGAAGCGGTGGGCGTTATGCGGCCAGGTGCGAATTTTATGAATGCTTTAGAGGTGGTCAGCCGTACTGATCGAGACGGCGGCTACATCGAAACGCTGTTTCGGGAAGGCATGGAGATCTACTACCGCAGCTGCGCGCATGGCTACTGCCGGTATTCGTCAGACCTCTGGCAGGCCGAGATGTATTTAGACGAACTGCTGGCCAAATAAAGGGGCAGGTGGTGGGCTTGCCGGAGCAGTCCCCACCTCACCGTCGCCTGCCGTCGGCGGACGCTTCGAGATTCCTCAATAGAATTTCGAGCCCACATACTACTGTTCGCCATTGATCCAGCGCGCAATTGCCCACTCGCCTAGCGGGGTCCAAAATTCTTGCGCTCGATACCAGTCAACCCATGGCTTGTGGCCTTTGCTTGAGTTGCAGGCCAGGCAGCAGCTCACTAAGTTCTCGCGGATCGTTAGGCCGCCATGGACCTTGGGAACGACGTGATCGAGAGTTGGCGAACGGCCCAGGGGATCGTCGCAGTAGGCGCAGCGGTAGTCCCACGCCAAGTGGATCTGATCGCGGGCAGAGCGCCGCGTGACTAGGCGCGTTTCATCAATGTGATGCTGTTCCACCTAGATCCGCAGGAAGGGGCAGAGCTTGCACCTCGATGTCGATGATGTCCTCATCGCTCGGGATGAACTCGCTGATCTGGCTGTAAATGTCAGCCGGCAAGTCGTCTGGATCGCTGTCGGAGCGATAGATCAGCTTGGCGGAAATCTCTAGGTAAAACGCCCGCATGGGCTGTCCGCCGCTTGGCTAACGGTAGCTGTCGTCACTGAGTCTTACGGGACTCCTGAATTTCTTTGGGATCACGGCCGGTAACGCCAAGCATTTGGACTAATCTCCCGCCATGCAATACATCCTCAAGGTCGGGCCGTGGCATGTCGGCCCCTTCACTACCCACAAGGCAGCAAGCTGGTGGGCTGAAAGCCACGGCGTCGATGGCTTCACCATGCTGCAGCTAGACGATCCAGCCGAAGCGCCGGGCAAGGTGCTGCGTCAGCGCATGGCACCGCTGAAAAACCCGGCGATCATGCTGCAATAAAAAAACCCGGTTGGCTAGGCCGGGTCGTTGTCTCCTCCGCCAGTCGGACCTTAGCCCTTGCTAGCGGTAACGCCTAGGTCGGCGTTATAGCGGCCAGTCTGCGCGTAGCTCTTCTCAACGCGGCCACTGACCAGCAAGAACTTCATCTGGCCGATGCGCAGGCCAGGCCAGATCGGCAGCGGATGCAAGCGGCGCTGGTTCCGCAGCTCCATGGTCAGCCTGCTGCCAAACCAGCCCGGATCTGCCCAGCCGGCCTCGGCATGGTCCCAACCCTCGCGAGCGCGACTCGACTTGAGAACAAACTGGGCGCCGACGTGATCGGGGAGATTGAAAATCTCCATCGTCTCGGCCAGGAAAAATTCGCCCGGCTGAATCCAAAACGGATCGTCGGGCGTGTGGCCGTGCAGCTGGATCTTCTGCAGCTCCGAGGTCTGCGCCACCTCGACCATGATTTGCGTGCCCAGCCTCACGTCGTAGCTAGCTGGGTTTAGCTGTTCCTCGTTAAACGGCGACAGCAGCGAATTGCGCTGGCATAGCCGGCGGATCTCATGGTCAGGTAGCAGCACTGGCGATTAATAATCCCAGCGAACCCTAGCCCTGCTGCTGCGGATGCCCACATGGACAAAGCCCTTACCGGCTCCGTATCCGATGGAGTAAGGCCAGTTCTTGTCGCACCAATCCTCGACCTTGTAGATGTCGGCTCCGTCGATGTAGAAGTCAACGGCGCCACAACCAGGTTTGTAGAGGTGCTCGCTGTTGCTGGCTCCATTGGCGGCGGCATTAACTGCCGGTGGCCTATAGCCGGACGTGATTACCACGGGCTTGCCGCCAAATGCCACGCGCACTCGCTCAAGGAACGCCGCCAGCTCGGCCGCAATCTCTAGCTGGTCCGCACGGTCAAACCGCCTGGCCTCTTGATTTAGCGCAAACTCGCCAAGGGTGATGTGGGGTGTCAACCTGGCCGTGAAAGGCGCGTCAATGCTCAGCTTGGCCGTTTCCTGCTGGTATTGCGGGCGATGGCTGCCCCAGCATTTGCCCTCAGCCTTACGCCGCCGCAGCAAGCCTGCCTCGACGTTGGTGCCAGGGTTTCGGTACAGCTCCAGGGCAGCAGGCACTCCTGCCCAATCCTTCTCTTTCAGGCAGCGGCTGATCGTCTCGAATCCGCCAGACCCGTAAAAACCAGAGCCGAGGTTGTACGCGAACGACACCAGCGCAGATTTCTGGTTGTCGTCCATCTCTTTCCAGAACGGCACTGAGGTGCGCAGTTTTTCAGCGATGCGGTCCACCTCAAGCCGCAGCAGCATGTCGGCTTCAATGATCGTAATCCGATCGCCCCTCTTGACCGGCACGCCGCCGCTGTAGCGCGTGGTGCCGTAGCCAATGGTCCAAGGCTCATCGCCGCTCAGCGGGTCTGGGTACGCGCTCAGGTGCACGCCCTCAAACTCTTTGATCAGTGCGATGGCTGCAGCCAGGTCGGCTTGCTTGCCGTCTTGGCTCCAGGTTTTGAACCAATTCCGGTCACGGCGCATTGCCGTTTTGTAGCCGTTGCTGGCCAGGTCGGCTTCTAGCTCTTTGATTGCCGCGGCTTGGTGGGGCAGCGCCTTGTAGTAGCGAAACAGCTGCTCAAGGCTGATCGGTGCCGGGTTGCTCATCGGTGGCCCAGGGTGCAGATATGCGCAGCTCATCGCTGCTGATGATTGGCGGCGGCACCGCAGCAGGTTGGGTTTTGTGCCAATCCTCAATCTCGCGATCTAGCCGCGGTTTAAGGGTGGCCTGAAATTTCCAATCCTGCGCTGCTTTTTGGACCTGGTGCCGCCAGTCCTTATCGCCAAAGCGCAAGAGCCAAGTTGTGCCGCCTACTTTTTTTTGGCAACAATGTTCAGCACTTTGACCAGCAGCTGCACCCAGCTGTTTTCGCGGATCGGTAGCAGGGTGATGATTTCACTGCCAGCAGCAG